CCCTGCCACCGAAAGACGTGCCCTGCGCCCATTCCTTCACTGCGTTGACGGCAGTGGCAATAGCCTGGCTCTCGCTCATCCCGCCGGCCCGCATCAGCGCCCTGGCCGTGTTCTGGATGTAGGCGGGAAGCTGCTGCTTTTCCGGGACCTTCTTGCCGGGCGTGTGCCACAGTCCCTGCTCGCCGAGTGAGTGATGGACGGTACTGACGACGGGCGTCTGCTCCGATTTATCCATGCCTGCCCCGATGCCGGCGGATCACCTGTTCCCCGGGTCTGATCCCTGGTGGACCTGCGAGGAATGGGTTTCCACCGCCGCCTGCCTGTCTTCCGGGCCGATATTGCCGACGTAGGCCAGGACGGGCCTATTCAGCTTGTAATGACGGGCGCAGGCGCGATGATGGCCGTCGACCAGGAATGCCTTGTTCGTGCCAGGCTCCTGCACGGCGATGCTAGGCGCGGTATTGCCTTTCCCGGAGGCGATGCCTTTCGCGAACCGGCTCACCGCGCCGGGCTGGTGGCTGGCCGCCCATTTATCTTCGTCATCGGTGTCGATGCGGTCCCAGGGGAGGTTGACCGGGCCGATCCACCGCGCCCTTTTCACCCACTCGATGGCCTCGTCCGGGAAATTGGATTCCATCTGCGCGTAGACGTGCCGCCATTCCACCGGGTTCGGGTCGCCGGCGTCCGCCGCTCCCTTCTGGGTCACCGGGAGGATGTGGTGCACCGGGGAATCCCCCGGCTCGCCGATCTCCTCCTCGTTCGCGTCCGGTGCCATCACGACCGGCGCGAACGCATGCGGTTCGTACGGGCGCGGCGTCTGGGCGGGCACCGGGCCACCGGAAGGGCCCGTCCCCATCCCGGGCCGCACGTCCGGCATCTGCATGCCGTGCCGCCTGGCTGCCCCCTTGGGGATGCCCTGCGCGTCCGGTCCCGGATCGGGAACCGGCTCATCCGGCCACAGGCCGTCCCGGGTCGCCGTGTCAGGGAACCGGCTGGGACGGCTGCTCCGGCCGCGCCAGTACGGGAACTCATCCTCGGATCCGCTCGGGTACAGGCGCGCGCCGGCCGTATCGGCGCGGCCGGGATCGCTCCTGGGCGGCTCGCCGCCGGCGCTGCTGCCCGGGACTGCCCCCGGCCCGGCATCGGGCCATTCCGCGCCCTGCCCGTTATGCGGGAAGGGCCAGCGGGCACCGCCGCCCTGGGCCGTGTTCCCGGGGATCTCGTCGTCCAGGACGATCTGCTGGCCGTTCTCGTCCACCATGTTCCGCAGGACCTTGAGCGAAGCGTCTTTCAGGCAGTCTTTCAGGCGGACCTCGCCGTCCCAGTCGTCACGGAACTTCCCGGTCAGGTCGAGGTCTTCGATCTCCTTGCGCCGGAACCAGCCGGTACCCGCCGTCTCGTACGGCGTGCTGCCGTTCATCGCGGGCGTGAACATGCGCGCCGCCTGGCACAGGTACAGGTAGGCGAGCGCGCCGTCCGGGTCGGCATGGCTGAAGTCGCGGACCAGCCTCAGCGCGGGCAGCGACCCGATCTCCTCGGTGACCTCGCGGACGGCGGCATCCCATCCGTCCTCGCCGGCGTGCGCCTTGCCGCCCGGCATCCCCCATCTGCCGTCATCGCCCTGCTGGAGCAGGTAGCGCCACTTGCCGTCCTCATCCCTGGCCCGGATCAGCAGCCAGGCGACACGGCTGCCGCCGGCCTTGGCGATCGCAGCCTGCGGCGGCAGGACGTCCACGCCGGCCGGGGCCGGCGCGCACCGGCACTGCGGGTGGCACAGGCCGAGCACCCCCCCGGCCGAGAAGGGGCTGTCCAGCGCGATGTCGCCGTCATCGGCCGCGTCCAGGCAGATGGTGCAGGCATCCCCGGGCGCCGTCAGCAGGTGCTTGTGCGAGATGCCGGCGTCGCGGTAGGCGGCGATCGCTCCCGCGTTGACGGCCCTGGCCACCTCCGTCCGGGCGATGATCTCGCTGCGCGTATCGGAGTTGCCCAGGCCGGTGCGCATCACCTGGTCGAGCCAGTGCGCGCCTTCGGTGTCAGCGAAGGCCTGTACCTGGTACAGGTCGACTTCCTTCGTGCTCCCGGCGAGCTGCTGGCCGGAGGCGTACCCGAGCAGCCACGCCTCGGTCCACATCGGCGTCATCGCATCCAGGAAGAATGCCCTGGTCTGATCGGAGATGATGTCGCGCAGGCCCGTCCCGGTGACCATGATCGTCCCGGACGCGGCATCCTTGCGGATCTGCGCTCCCCGGATCTCCGCATCCTGGAAGGCCTGGCCCACCTTGCCCTGGTACTTGGCGACCAGCTTCAGGTCGTGCTCCCATCCGGGGAACCACGTCATCTCCTGCGTCTTGAACGCGGCGAAGTCATCGCCGGGGAGCAGCGAAGCCGCCCTGTCTACGGCGACGTCGAGCAGGACGCCCTTGGCGACGTCCTCGGCGATCATCGCCAGCGTGCCGTTGCCGATGTGGCGGGGGTCCCAGGAGGTGATCTCGCGTCCCTTGCGCAGGTGACGCTTCAGCGCGTCCAGCTCCGACCAGACGGCCTTCTTCCGTGAACCCGCCACCGAGCTGCGGCTGGTCGTGCCGCCGGTACGCGGCCCCGGTGACTGGATCGCGCCGGCCGCCGCCGCGTGACCGGGAGTGGGGCCGGCGCCTTCGCGGTGCGGGGACAGGGCGGCCGGGTGGGAGCCATTCGGCATCGTCTGCCCGGCACGGCGCACGCTCGGCTGGCTCGTCCGGCTGCGGGTGCTCGCAGTGCGCTGGCCGCTGTTCGTGCCCTGGCCGCCCTGGCCTGCCTGCATGGCGGCCATGATGAGCTGCGGCGCCATCGAGAACGGGACGGGGCCCTGCGCGGTGAACACGACCGGCTCGCTCGTCTCCTGCAGGCCCCATGGCGGCAGGTCGAGCCTGTCCCTGACCTCATCGATGGAGGCGATCCCGTTCTGCACCTGCTGGACGCCCAGCTCAGTGATGGCCTGCTTGTCCTCGTCATCGACCAGGCCCTCGAACTGGAACTGCATGTCAGGCTGGCGGCAGATGTCCTGCAGGATGTAATTGAACAGGGAGCTGATGAACATCAGCAGCGGCAGCGTGCTCTTGCGGCTCTTGATGTCGCGCGACTGCTGCCCGGCGAACCTGACCCCGGACGCGGACGGGCCGGTCGCGGTCGCGCCGATGTCGGGGATGATGCCCAGCTCCTGCGGCTGCACGTCGAAGGCCATGCACACCTGGTTCATCACCAGGTAGTCGAAGCTGTCGCTCAGGTCGACCGGGCGCTGCGGGACGACGTCGCTCTTGGGCGGGAGGACGACGACCTTCAGGTGGTACGCCGGGTCGCCGGCCAGCGCGTTCAGCGCGTTCTGCAGCTCGCCGATCTGGGTCGGCGTGATGTTGGGGTCGCCGGGGGAGATGTAGACGGCCGGGACGGTGCCCTCAGTAAAGTAGTCAAGCTGGAACTGCTGCTTCTGCAGCCCGGAGATGATCGGCAGCAGCGCCTGCTCCACCGGGGGGAAGCCGTACGGCGTCTCCCGCTGCGGCCAGTACGGCGCGTACAGCATGATGTCGGAGCGGAACTCGTTGACTTCGGCGCCGGCCAGGCCGGCGTCATCGACGTCCTCGCCGGTAGCGATCGTCATGTAGTCGCTGCGCGGCACGCCGTAGAGGAACTGCTGGTAGGCGGGGGCCGGCGGCCTGGGCCGGGCGCCGTGCATGTCGATCAGCGGCCGGATCGTCGGCCCTGACACCAGGCGCAGGCTGTCCAGGTCGCTGCCGAGCAGGCCGCGCCCGCCCATGCCGAACGAGGCGCCGTACTTGGGCCGGAAGATGACGCTGAGCGCGTCGAAGACGAAGATCTCTTCCAGCAGGGCGTTCAGGAAAGACTGGAAGGTCCAGAAGTCAGGGTCGGGACGGCGGAAGAACGTGACCGCCTTCGCCTTGCGCTCGCCGAAGTCGCGCATCGCCTTAGCGTCGCCCTGGTAGGCCTTGGCGGCGTCGGTGGTCAGCGTGATGTCCCAGCGCAGGCCACGGATCTCCTGCTGGCGCAAGTTGATGGCCGCCCTGGCCACCGAGTACTTCTGGGCCAGCGTCCTGAGCTGATCGAAGCTGGCCAGCTTCAGCCCCTCGGATCCGGGGGGGGTCGGCAGGTTCCACCCGGCCCGGTACGACCAGTACCTCGGGTCCGGGTACTGGCCTCCGGGCGGCGGCTCATCCAGCGGCGTCGGCTGGATCGGGCTCATCGGGGCGAAGGCGCCGTCAGTGAACGTGCGGCTGTCCCGGGGCAGGAACGGGCCGTAACTGTTCGCGTAGCTGTTCTGGAACCATGCCTCGGCCTGCACGGGGCTGATCCGGCCCATGCCGGAAGACTGAGGGGCGGGAGTGTAGCGGGCCCCGCCCGGGATTGCCTTCATCGCGGCGACCAGGGCGCCGGGACGTGCCAAGAGTCTCCTAGCTGATCTGCATCTGCCCGGCGACGCGCACCGGGATTTCCGGGTCGTCGGTGATTTTGATGTAGATGACGTAGGTGCCGATCCCCGGGTTCGTGATCCCGGCCGGCCCGACCAGGCATTTCGCGCTGTACGGGTACAGGATGTTCGTGCTGTCCGCGTCCCAGCTGCCGTCCACCCAGTCGCCGGACTGCGGGACCTGGGTGGGGGTCGGCATGAAGGCGAACCGGACGGCGTCGCCGGTCGGGTTGTAGCTGGCTCCCGCCTCGGTCGCGGTCACCGGGATGAGGACGTACTCGGTGGCCAGCTGCGAGAGGCCG